GGATAAACAACATTCTCATGCCATATATTGAACAATAGAAATATCGTTTAATATACGCACAATGTCTCTAACTTACCGGAGCCCATTGGAAGAGAATCTTGGAGCATATGATTCAACCGTGCAAGCAGCTATTGCCAGCACATCTGCAAACCACTACCGGGAGGCTGAAGCGGCTAATTTCCAGTACTTCAATTTCCATTTGCGACCAGAAGCAAAGAAACACCTAATTGAAGCAGGGATCTACCTTAGCCCCTTCTCCGCTGTGCCTCACTCCCATCCAGCTTGTAAAACATTGGAAAACCATTTACTGTACAATGTTTTACCCAAATTAATAGATAATAGATTTTATTTTGTAGGAATTAAGAATCATAAGTTAGATCTACTAAAAACGCGCAATTCAAGTTTAAGTACTATAAGTCAGATAAACAGGTATGTCACCAGTGCTGACAAAGCACGTTACGGCTCAGACCTGGTCCGAGTATCAAGTGATGAACATGTCTGCATTGCTAGGCACAAGTTTGAATTGTCTAAACCAACTTTGCAGGAGTTGGTACCGCGTTTGCAATTAGTCAACCATGACTACCTCTTTCTGCACGACGAGCTGCATTACTGGAGTCCTAAAGCTTTAATAACTTTCCTAGAGGTGTTGAAACCCAAAGTAATGTATGCAACGTTGGTTTACCCTCCAGAACTGCTGGCTGGGTCAAAATACTCCCTGAATAAATGGTGTTATACTTTTAAGGTCTTCAGGCGAGACTTACTGTTTTATCCCGATGGCGTCATGTGCGAGGGTTATCAACAACCGTTAAAGGGTGGTTATTTGTTGCGTGCCAATAAGATCATTTTGAATAACGGTGATGTCTACATGGTTGATGTTATCCATAGCAAATTCGCTCATCATCTTGTGTCCATCACGCGGGGTGAGTTAGCTGCGAACACTGTGCGATCATTTGGACCTTTTGAAGCAACCAGCACACGTGGGCTTGAACCCCTACTCAGGAACGTGCAACATTGTTTCCCCGTATCATACTCTGTGGTCTCAAAGATTTACAGGTATCTCAACACGCTCAAGAAACCTGATGCACAGTCGGCTATGGCCAAATTGAGTCAACTCCTAGAAGAGCCTAGTGGTTTAGAAATGAAATTTCTAAAAGACTTTGCAAATCTCGTCATTAACACTAGTGGGATTAACACTATGATCAAGCCTGAACGCTTGCGTATGTTTTTTGGGAAGTGGCTTAAAGAGTTACCAACTATCATTTCTTCCCAATTATCACTTGTGCAAACAGTGAGTCTAGATGATTTTGTGACATACTTAGCCCCATTTACCTTCGAGGTACAATTGGGTGAAGTCCATTATGATCACAAAGAGATACTCTCCATGTTTGATATGGCCGAGTGCGCAGAGGAAATGGACGTACCTGATTTGATGGACCGCTTCACCCTCGGGAAATCCGCCATGCTCGCAGATAGAGTGCCACAACCTGTCAGTGCTGATCTATTCAATGTGTTCAGAAAAACAAGCACTTTGCTAAAGGTACCTCTTCCCATCTTTGCACGTTACCTAGTATGTGAAATAACATACATGCTGGATCCGCTCTGTCGGGTTGTGAGCCTCAGTGTCATCAGGGAAGCTATTGCACTTCGTCTGATTCGCGGTAGCCCGATGATCCTCCCGCTGCAGCAATTGCTCAATCTTATACGTTCTGGGCCATTATTGCGGGATTGTGTCAATAAGGTCATTAGTCACTATGCCAGGCTACTAACTGTGTTTTGGCATGAAGATTGGTTTAACTGGTGCATTGACCCAAATCGCCACAATCTCCGCTTCTTAACTGCGCAGCCAGATCATGTAAGTACCTTCAGGTCAATCACTCAACCATTCCGTTTTGTGGTGGATGAAGTGTCGAATTTTTGCAAGAGTTCGCTTCGGAAACGGCGCATGCCTGCTCCATACTGCTTTGCAGAATTAGCAGGAACAGACAGGCAAAGGGGGTCGGTGATTGAGCGCAAAGAAAATGATTACGGAGGGACGCAAGAAGCTTCTGGGAAACATACATATGTTGGCTCAATACCGATTTCAATCGGGCACGTACCAGCAACAATACCAGTCAATGACACAATCGAATGCGAATTACCTACTTTGCAGATTGTGCGTCAGGTAGGAGCTTTTTCCTGCCCGTGCTCTCTTGACATTCCAATCATGACGATGCCGTTGCCTGACAATCATAATTTCAAAAGCCCAGATCTTCTCAAAGGGCGTAGGGGTGGCTGGTATACCAAACGAGGTAATGTACCATATACATATCATGGTGGCAAACACCAGGATCTAGGCTGGCCACGTTGGTTGCCTGACTGGATGCTTTGTAATGGTATTGATTTGGACTATTATGATTGTGTCTTGTACCAAAAATATGAGAAACATGGGCGCATTGGTTTGCACAGTGATGATGAAGCAATTTTTGATCCCAATGGTCGCGTGCATACTTGCAATCTTTCCGGCTCGGTTGAGTTTACCATCACTTGTGGTAAGGGTTTTACTTCTGCATCTCTTGAGCCTGGGACACAATTCACAATGCCAGCTGGTATGCAGCAAACTCACAAGCATGCCGTCATGGGGGCAAGTGCTGGGCGAGAATCTCTGACCTTCCGCAAGTTGGCTGTAAAGGTGGAATCGCCACCTGAAATACCTACTGTTGATGTGAGGAGTGGAGGGGAGCCAGAAGCTACGCATGGACCTGAGGTTTCTGTCCCTGAACAACAAAAAGAACCCCTTGAGCGAGCTGGTGACTTCGATATTGCCGGCGGGCGATTGAGCATAGTTGCTGTGGATGCTGTCCTTGAGCAGATTAATTATCGCTGCCATGCTGTGCCTGGGGATGGGAACTGTTTTTGGTATAGCATCGAAAAAGCCTTGGGGTTTGAGGCCATGCAGTTTAAGAGCAAATGCAGCCAGGTTATCTTCAACCAAGATGGTGGAGCCATCAAAAAATTGTCACAACAAATGCAACCTCAGGCCTTTGCTGAGGATGAAGCTATAATGGCTGCTGCTATATGCTCCAAACACTGCATCCGCATATTGTGCCCTGATGAGAAATTGAGTTACACGTATACCCCAAAAACTGATATAATTGGGTGTGTGCACATGCGTTTAAGTGGTGAGCATTTTGAGCATATTGAACCTGTAAATAAATGCCTCGTCACCGCTATTGCTGCGGCACTTGGTCGCAGTGAAACTGCAATTATGAATGTCTTGGAGCAACAAGAACAGGGAGCTTATCAGGCAAACATTTGGGCCGGAGATGGGATAGACATCCAGGATCTTGAGTTCTATTTTACGCTCTTCGATATCCAGGCAGTGATTTTTGTTGGGGACCAAACAATCAAATACAATGAAGGTGGTCACGTCCCAGCCTGTTTCAACTTGGATGATGGGCATATTTCATTTTGCAGGAAAAATTGCCCTGTCAATGTTGAGGTGCTCAAAGGAGAAGCAAGTACACTAAGCGTTTCTGATAAAAGTGTGTTCGAATTGGCAACTTTGTGTACTCAAATTAGTTATACCGCGAGTCACGCTCGGGCTAAGGTGCTGGCTGATAGTCTCGAGAGTGGTTGCACAGGGATCACACTGTCAAAATTGTTCAACGATGCGCACAACCTCATGCCTGAGCACGAACAGGGGGAGGTCACAGCTACTTTAAATTGCCTTTTTGGCACTTTCGGTTGTGGCAAGAGTACACTATTCACGAAATTCACGCAGAAAAATCCAGGTAAAGGCGTGTTCTACGTCTCACCTAGGAAAGCCCTTGCAGTGGAACACGAGCGCAAATGTATTGGCGGACAACGAACAGATGTTAATGATGCAGCAGGTCGCAAGAAGAATAGAAGACCTCCTCATGGTAAAAATTGGCACACACTTACTTTCGAGAAGTTTCTTAAGCAGGTGCACCTAGTCAAACCCAGGATGGCGTTGATCATTGATGAGATACAGTTGTACCCTCCAGGATATCTCGATCTTGCACTATTGCTCATTGCAAAAGGGGTGCACATCTTTATCGGAGGAGATCCCTGTCAGAGCGATTATGATAATGAAAAAGATCGTGCATGGTTGGGCACCATGGGGAGCGATGTTGATCGCTTGCTAGGCGACCAAACGTATAAGTTCAACACATGCAGTCAACGTTTTAAAAACTCCAACTTTGTGGGTAGATTGCCATGTGCTCTATTTGAAAACAAAAACCCCGAGCCCCAAAGTGAGGAAGCTCATCTGTTGTTCACCGGCTGCGACGAATTGGTGCAACTTGAACCAGAGTACTGTGAGGTGTTTCTCGTGTCCTCTTTTGAGGAGAAAAAAATTGTTGAGACACATTTCCCGAATGTGGCGAACAAAGCTATCTTGACTTTCGGGGAAAGTACTGGGCTTAATTACAAAAAAGGAACAATTTTGATCACGAATGTGTCCAGCTACACTAATGAGAGGCGATGGGTCACCGCACTGAGCCGTTTCAGTAGTAATGTGTGCTTGGTGAATCTAGTTGGTGTGGATTGGAATGGCATTGCTATGGCGTATCGTGGACGTGTACTAGGGCGGTTTCTAGCTCGCACTGCAAAGACCCTGGATCTGTGTGAGTTACTTCCTGGAAAACCTGAATTTGTCATGGGATTCCAGAGCCACGTGGGTAAGGATGAGGGCGTTCGTGAGGCCAAGTTGGAGGGCGACCCCTGGCTAAAATGCATGATTGATCTGGGTCAAACCGAGGATGTCGAAGAGGTTGAAGACTTGCAAGAGGTCATGCAGGAAGAATGGTTCAAAACACACTTACCGCAAGCGGAGTTGGAAAGTGTGCGTGCACGTTGGGTGCATAGGTTTTTAGCTAAAGAGAAACGTGAGGTACGCATGGGCTCTATGGTTTCTGAGCAGTTCACAGATGAATATGCAAAGGAAGGGGGTCTCATCTTGACCAATGCTGCAGAACGTTTTGAAGCTATCTACCCAAGGCATCGGGCGAACGATACCGTCACCTTCATCATGGCAGTTAAGAAACGCTTGCGCTTTTCCAGGCCTGCAGTTGAGCAAGCCAAATTGAATGAAGCAGAGCTTTATGGTGAGTTCCTACTCCGGGAATTTTGCAAGAAAGTGCCATTAAATGGAATGAAGGATGAACGTATGATGGAACAGGCAAAGCGAGCTTTTGAAGAGAAAAAGGTTAGCAAAAGTGCTGCAATAATTGAAAATCATGCAGGACGATCGTGTAGGGATTGGCTGCTTGACATTGGGCAGATTTTTTCCAAGAGTCAACTGTGCACCAAATTTGATAACCGGTTCCGCGTTGCTAAAGCTGCGCAGAGTATAGTGTGTTTCCAACACGCTGTATTGTGCAGGTTTGCCCCTTACATAAGGTATATTGAAGCCAAGTTGAATGAGGCCCTACCAAAAAATTTCTATATCCACTCCGGCAAAGGCTTAGAAGAACTACAAGAGTGGGTTATAAAGGGTAAATTCTCAGGAATCTGCACGGAGTCTGATTATGAGGCTTTTGATGCCTCGCAAGATCAGTACATCGTTGCTTTCGAGGTGGCTGTGATGCGGAAATTGGGATTACCGGAGAGTCTGATCAGCGATTACAAGTTCATCAAGACGCATCTTGGTTCTAAACTTGGAAATTTCGCGATTATGCGGTTCTCAGGGGAGGCCAGCACTTTTCTTTTCAATACTATGGCCAATATGCTATTCACATTCCTGAGGTATGACTTGAAGGGACGAGAGTACATTTGCTTCGCTGGGGATGATATGTGCGCATCTGAACGGCTGCCACTTAGGCACGAGCACGATGGTTTCTTAAAGAAATTGAAGTTGAAGGCCAAAGTTTTCATGGTTGAGAAACCAACTTTTTGCGGCTGGCACCTCTGTCCCGATGGAATTTACAAAAAACCTCAGCTGGTACTCGAAAGAATGCTCATTGCAAAAGAGAAAAACAACCTTGCAAATTGCCTTGATAATTATGCCATAGAGGTGGCTTATGCCTACAAGTTGGGGGAACGGGCTGTGAACCGCATGGACGCTGAGGAACTGGAAGCGGCCTACAATTGTGTTCGTATAATAATCAAGAATAAGAAACTGCTGAAATCTGACATACTACATTTCTACTCCAATTTGGAGTCAAAAATGTAGTTTTATCTTGATGAGGCGTTCAGTTGCCTGCATAAGGGTTCTGTGGTTACCACTGCACTCTATAGGCAGGTTGTTGTGTTAGCTTAGGTTGTAGCTGTGTGGATTGTATATGGATGTGTTACTCAGAGTCGTAGGTAAATATAGGTTCACTAGGTTAAATAGTAGTTTGCGCCAACCCATCGTTTTCCACTGTGTCCCCGGAGCTGGTAAAAGCACTTGTATTCGCGAGCTAATCAATCTAGATAGTCGGTTTTCAGCATATACGCTCGGTATCCCAGATCGTCCAAATTTGCAGGGAATTGGAATCAAACAATTTGAAGGACAGTGCGAGCAGGGTAAATTGTGCATTTTGGACGAGTATACTCTAGGTCCATTCGAGCCTAATTTGTTCTTTGCCGTATTTGGGGATCCGATCCAACATAAACCAAGCTTGTCACTTAGGGCTGACTTCATATGCTGTGAAAGCCGTCGTTTTGGTCGTTGCACAGCACAATTACTGAGGACCCTGGGTTTTGAAATTCAAGCAGAGGGCGATGATGTGGTGAATCTTGGTAAAGTGTATGGTAGTGATTTAACGTCCGTAATTCTATACTACGAACCCGAGGTTGGATGTATCCTCAGAGCTCATAATTTGCGTGCTTTCAATCCCGAGGAGGTAGTGGGCCAAACATTTGAGTGCGTGACTTTCATCACCGGTAAGACTGTGCTACCCATAGAAGAGCGAGAATTGGCATACCAGTGCCTTACTAGACACTCCAAAGAGTTGCATGTGTTGACACCAGATGCAACTTACTCCGCCACCTGACCATTCAAAGACCTACCTGGGTCTGGCGATTGGTGCAGGTCTTGCTTTGGTAATTTACACGTACTCTAGAAGCACTCTGCCGCACGTTGGAGATAATTTACATCATCTGCCACACGGAGGTTGTTACCAGGACGGCACCAAATCAATTTTCTACGGTCAGCCGCACAAGCTTAATTCTCTCGAGAGGCCAACTCAATTGCTGCAGCAGCCCTGGGCTTATGTTATAATCCTTGGTGCGATCATCTTCTTATTGAACATATGGGAGTCAAGAACTTGCCGTTGTGGGCGTTGTGTTAGATGAGGGATTTCCAGGTGTTAATGCTAGTATTAGCCTTATTGGTGCTAGGTTTTGTGTATGTTAATATTAATCCTTATTCCCCGTGTGTCGTAGTAATTACAGGTGAGTCAGTTAGGATAGTATCTTGTGAGTTCACGCCCGAGTTTGTCGCTTTAGCTAGGGATTTAAGACCCGCAGGTTCGTGTTGAGCTCTTAGGTTTGTGAGCATTGAATTGATATACTGTACCATTTGACGATGCCGCCCAAGCCTGATCCAGACGCTGAAAGCTCTAACGCCCAAAGGCCACCAGTGCCGCCTCCACGCCCCCCAGCTGCTAATGCTGAGGAAGCGCGTCAACGCTTAGCTGAGATGGAGAGGGAGCGGAATGAGAACTTGAATGAACGTCCTCCAGTTACTGAGAACGAGGAGGACCTACAGATGATAAGCCGTTTGGGGCGCTTAGCTGACATGTTGCGTCATGAGAGATCAGCTATTGTTGTGACCAATGCTGCTCTGGAGACTGGTAGACCAACCCTGCAGCCTGCAGAGAATATGCGTGGGGATCCGACTAATATATATAGTCGCGTGTCCACTGAATTGCTGTGGCGGATTAAGCCCAAGAGAGTGTCAAACAACATCGCAACTGCTGAAGAGATGATAAGGATACAGATCGCTCTTGAAGGGCATGGTATACCAACTGAGAATGTGGCTGAGGTTATACTCCAGATGGCCCTTATATGTGCCAACACAAGCAGCTCGTCCTTTCAGGATCCTCAGGGCACCATTGAATGGGAAGGGGGTGGAACCATTATTGTTGACGATGTGGTTGGTACCATAAATGAAATCAGTACTTTACGCAAGGTCTGCCGTTTGTATGCTGCCATAGTTTGGAACCACATGCATATTCATCACTCCCCGCCAGCTGATTGGGCTGCTCTGGGTTTTCACCACAGTACAAGGTTTGCAGCGTTTGACTTCTTTGACTACGTTGAGAATAACGCTTCTATAAAGCCAGCTGGGGGTGTGGTGCCGAGGCCAACTCGAGCAGAGTATGACGCGTATTTCACTTACAAGCATTTGGCGTTGAATAAGGCGAATGTCAATGACACTTTCGCCAACTTTGATGCCCAGATAACAGGAGGGAGGCAGGGTCCAGCGATCAGTACCAATTTCAATAATGCGAATAACCGGAGTCTTCAGTAATGAATTCAAGCGATGCTACTAGGATAAAGATGCTCATAATAGGGGCTTTCGCACAACACTCATCCCAAGTGAGTGTTCCTATCTGTATAAATATATATAGGCGTGCTTTTGTTAAAGTTGTTGGACAAGGGCGTAGTACTTACGCTCGCAAACGTCGTGCGTTGTCCATTGGTCGGTGCCACCGGTGCTACCGAGTTTATCCTCCTTTACCGTTTTCCAAGAAGTGCGATAACCGCACATGTGTGCCTGGAATTTCGTATAATGTGAAGGTAGCTAATTATATCCTATGGGGAGTAACCGAGGTGATACCCCATCCTGGTTATAATTTCTAAAAGCTGCATATAAAACTTAAATAATATATGTGTGTGTAGCTATAAAAAGAGTGAGGTTTTAAGATATTTTTCCCTTAAAAAAAAAAAAAAA